TCGGGATGATCGCGCCCCACGTCGGCTTCCCGTATGACAGGAGCGTGCTCCAGTTGGCCGACGATGCCTGGTAGTTCAGTCCCAGGATGTCCCACGTCGCCTGCTGGGATGCCAGGGCCGTCATGTCCTCGTTCCAGTAGTTCATGCACAGGTAGCCCCGCGCGTGCGCCGCGTTCTGGAGGTTGATGGTCCCGGTGGGCGAGTCGAACTTGATGATGATCTTGTCCGGGCCTCCGTACTGGTCGCACATGTCGAGCATGACGCCCAACTTGGTCAGGTTGTCGAAGCCGTACTTGGGGTCCACGAGAAGAACATGCGTCCGGTGGTACTTGGCCAGGAAGTCCTCCAGTCGGTAGAACGGCTGGAACACGCCGGTCTTCACGGGCCGCAACTTGTTCTCGTACGTCGAGGAGAGCGTGGCCCAGGAGATCGACTGCGGGTTGAGGTTGGTCCCGTTGGCGAGTCCCGCCGCCCGGTCCAGCGTCTCGTCGCCCAGCCCGAACGGTACGTTGTCGCTCGTCCAGCCGCAGGAGAACTCCAGGATGCCGAAGCCCGCCGTCACCGCGTGGTCGTAGGCGTACTCGCTGAACTCCGGCCAGACCCCGGATCCGCCGCGATGCGCAGAGGTGGGGGTGTCGGTGCGGGCCAGGAGATCGTCCACGGTCGGGAAGCCCGGGTACCAGATGCGGACGGCAGACGGGGCCACCCGGTCGCCCTCCTCGTTGATGTACGACAGGTACGCCGGGGATCCGTCCCCCAGGGTGACCTCGACGCCGATGGGGGTTGGAGCGTCCGTCTTACCCCGCAGGGCGATGCCCGAGCCGCGAGGGGTGGTGAAGCCCGTCGGCATGACCAGGGTGGCGTCAGGGACGGTCGTGGTGCCGGAGAACGCCCGGGACCCCGCCCAGATGAACGTGCGCGAGCCGGACGTGGAGTCGTCCAGACTGCTCTGCACGTTGACCTCGGTCGTCCACCCGGAGGGTGTCGAGGTCGGGACGTGTGACTGGCCCGACGTACGCTCATCGGAGAACAGGATCAGGGCGACAGCATCGCCCGTGTCGTCCAGGCTCCAGGACGTGAGTGTCTGGGTGGTCGAAGCCGCGAGGGCCGAGTACGCCTGGGTGCCCGCGATGGGGTTGGTCCAGTCCACGCCACGCCAGACCTCCATCGCCGCCACGAGGCGCCCGGATCCGGCGTTGCTATTGATCGTGTAGGAACTCGGCTCGGCACCCGCATCCGTGACCCGCTTGTAGAGGATCATGTGAACCCGGTCAGTGAGGGCCTGGTTATGGCCTGCCGTGAAGCCGGTGATGGAGGCTGGGGTAGTGCCGGTGGCAGTCGCCTGCCCGCGCACGAACACGACCAGCGCGTCATCGTTCTGGACTGTCACGCCGCTCGTCGGCTTGTCGATGGACAGCGACGTTCCGCTCCCCCCGTTGACAGTGGGGGTGCCTACCCGGACGGGGACGGCCATTACGCCGCCTCGATGATGATAGCGAAGTCACCCGGGTTGCCGCTGACGACTCCGCCGTTCTCGATGAACTGCCCCCGAAGCAGACCCGTCACGTAGAAGTCGTCGGCCACGTCCGCGTCATCGAACTTCTCGTCCAGTGCCTCCTGAAGGCCGTCCGTCTTGGCGACGGTGAACGTGTCGTCGGGAACGCTGACCTCCCCCGTGAAGGTCGTATCCTTCGAGACGGTGACCCCGTTGACAGTCGCCTGGATAGCGAAGGTGTTGTCCACCGCGACCGAAACTGTATCGACACCGCCCGGCTTGTGCGCCAGCACGCCCGTCTCGCCGCTATCCACGCCCACGGCGGCGGTGCTACCCCCAATGAGGAAGGCGTTGCCCGACGCCCCGAGGGCCATTGTTGCCGCAGACAGACCGAGAACACCGTCCACCTCAACCGCGGAGTTGTCCCCCTCGTCCAGTACCTCCTGGAGGGTCGGTGCCGGGGGCACGTAGTCGTCCGGGAGCGCCCCCACGTCCTCCGCATCCAGGACGACATCCGCCGAGAGAGGCTGTCCGTTTACCGTCCGAGTGTTAGGAACGAGGCCGCTGACGCTCGGGATCGTGGGCTTGTCGCTCAGGTCGTTGTACGAACCGGTGGTGGCGACCGTCGCAAGGTCACCGGGCTGGACGGCGGTATCGGCCAGTTCACCCTGCTCCGCAGTGGCAAAGTCTGCCGGGTCGGGGATCGTAGGCGTGCCCGACAGGTCAGAGTACGCCCCTGTCGTGGCCACGGTAGCGAGGTCGGTGGGCTGGACCGCAGTGTCCGCAAGGAGGCCCTGAGCCGCGGTGGCGAAGTCCTCCGGGTCGGGGATGTCCAGTTCGACGGCCCCGGTCTGGCCGTTCACGCTGTCCACCGCGTTGACCTCGGCTCCCTCCTCGATGCCGCCCAACTTGGTGCGCTCCGCGCTCGTCAGGAAGAGGTGCGTCTCGCCCTCAGTGATGTCGTCGGAGTCGGTGATCGCGTCCTGCTTGGCACCCAGCGCCGCCACGAGGTCCCCCTGGTCCTCGATGTCCCCCTCGATGAGGCCCCACTGTGTCGGACCCCCCTCGCCTCCGGAGGGAGTCGCCCAGGTGCCCGAGCCGCTGAGGAACGTCGTGGCGGAGGGCGTACCGGTCGCCTCGATGTCGGAGATGGTGACCGACTCCAACTTGTCGTTGAGCGCGTCCTGGAGGCCCGTCACGTCCGAGATCTCGTGCGTGTGGACGGTTGCCGCCGCACCCACGTCCTCGTGGTCCAGAGTGACATCGGTGCTCAGGGCGTGCCCGTTGACCTCGCGCGTCTCCGGGACCAGGCCCGAGACATCCGGGATCGTCGGCTTGTCCGAGAGGTCGGTGTACGACCCCGACGTGGCCACCGTGGCGAACGTCGGCTTGTCCTGGATGTCGTCCCACTCGACGGTGCCGCCCGAGCCACCCCCCGTGGCCGAGATCGTGATCGTCTGCTCCTCCGGATCGAAGTCCAGGGTGACGTTGGACCCCTCCACCAGCATCTCGGAGAGGGTCTCGAAGATCAACTCCGGCGCCTCCGATACGTCGAGTTTGAGGGGCAGGGCCGAACCCTGCGCATCCACGTCGTCGTTGATCTTGTTGATGGCCAGGTTGAGTTTGGTGGCCCAGACGTTCTGATCTCCACCGGGTGTGGGAAGGCTGATGTTAGGCAAGGGCTATTCCTCTGTTCGGGTCTCCCTCCATTTTACCAGGGCAACATGGGAAAGCCCCCCTACACCCGAAGGTGCAAGGGGGCTGTTCCGGTAGTTGGATTACGCCTCGGTCAGGAAGCCACCAGCCACGAGAGCGTCGCGCAGTTCGATGACCTGGGCCGCGAGGGCGTCCACATCAGCCGGTTCTGCGTCGATCTCCGGGGCCTCCTGCGGCTCGAAGTCCGGGCCGGTCGAGGGCACGTCACCGATGACGACGTACGGCTGGGGGGCGAACTTGCCGTCCCAGGTGTCCGCCTGCGTCAGGGTGATGGGGACCGGGTTCATGCTCGACTCCTTACTCGCCCGAGCCGTCAGACCAGACGATAGCGTCCTCGTTGAAGAGGGCCGCGTTCGTGAACTGGCGGAACTTCAGGTCGATGGTGTCGTTGTCGAACGAGTACGCCTGGAACGGGCTGTTGGAAGCGCCACCCGCGACGGGCGAACCGTTCCAGTTGGAGACGTACACCTCGGGGGAGGTGTAGCCAGCCAGTTGCACCCGCACGATGGCCGGGATCTCGACGGCGCTAGCCTCGGGAACGAGGTACCAGTAGCCGTCAGCCACGTCCTCGGACTCGATGATGCCGCGGATGCGACCCAGCGAGTCGAACGGGCGGAGAGCCGCCGCGTTGTACGTGAAGTTGCCGTCCTGGACGGTCGCGAGGCCACGGGCGAGGGCGATGGAGAGTTCCACGTCCTCAGCCGTGCCGACCGGGACCACCACGCGGAAGGCGCGCGGGACCGGGACCTTGTTGCCCTCGGCGTCGGTACGCTGACCGATCTGGCGGATAGCCGCACGGAGAGCCGCACCCGAGATGGGGGCGTTCACCGGGATCGTGTCACCCGTGATCGGGTCCACACCGGCCTGAATCTGCGAGGCGGAGGTCACACCCTGCGTGAGGGCGCGGATGACCACGTAGTCGTCGGTACGGAGGCCGACTCGGAGCATGTCGCCCGGGAAGCGGTTGATGAGACCGTAGGGGTCGTTCACACCGCGCTCCAGCGACCAGCCGACCTTGAAACCGCGCTTCTCGACCGCGAGGCTGGTGTCCACCTGAGTGTAGCCGAAGGCGTACTGGTAGGTGTCAGTCTCAGCGACGAGCGGGGCGATCCGCTTGCCGTCGTTGTCCTTACCGTGCTCCAGGTTCTTGAAGTTGGTCTTCAGGGCGAAGAACTGGATCGGGTTGAAGTCCGGAACGACCTCGGTCTGCACGATGGGGTCGAAGTCAGGCGTGACCTCATCGTACTGGGGGAGGTTGCGCAGGTTCACGAGGTGCGTGAACGAGTGCGGGCCGTCCGAAGTGGTCAGCGTCTCCTTCAGGTCCGTGCGAGCACGCTCACCGGCATAGCCGCCGAGTTTCGCGGCGGCGACCATCTCGGCCATCGCGTTGAGTTTGCGCTCGTTGACGAAGGGGCTGACGTTGAGGCGCCCGCCTGCTGTCAGATCGAGAACCATTTCTTAGACTCCAATCAGGACCGGGGCGACGCCATCAACGATGACACCATCGTCAATGACACCGACCTTGGTGGCCGAGGTAGAGGTGAGCGTGAGATCACCCGACGTGTTGTGCTGGTAGACCGCCGTGCCCGAGGGGGTACCGCGACCGGTCGCGCCCGAGGGGAGCGTCGTGTCGCCGTCGTCAACACCGGCGACCTCGAACAGCCAGGTGCCGTCCGTGGCAACGACCGCGCCGTTGGACTTGTTGCCGACACCCGGGTTCGGGACCGTGCCGCCCGTGACGCCGGGGATGCCAGCGGAGCGCGTCGAGTTGCCCGAGGCGGTCAGCGTGACGCCGATCTCGCCCGAGACGACGTGCTTGATGAGCGTACCGGCAGGAACCGGGTCCGTCGAGACCGGGAGGCGCGAAGCCACCACGTCCCACTCACGGGTCTTGCCCTCCGTGTACTTCTTGTACATGTTCTCAGCCATTAGAACACCTTTCCGAGTTCGACTGCCGACTTGACCGACTCGCGGTCACCGAAGATACGGCCCTCGCCCAGGCGAACGTTGTCGGCAAACTCGGCGCGGGCCTCCGCGGCGATCTGCTTCGCACTCTCGATAAGCGGGGCGACATCGGCGCCCGTCTTGGCCTCGGCGCGCAGGCTCTCCACCTGCGAAGGGAGAAGGTCCTCACGAGCCGCCTCAACGGCATCCAGAGCGGCGGCGATCTTCTCGACCCGCTCCTTCACCTCAGCGTCGTTGGCCTCCGCCTGAGCCTTCTCGGACTCCTTGGCCTGCTTATCGGTCACCAGAGCGGTAAGGGCCTCGCTGACCTTCGCAAGTGCCGCATTGACATCTGCGAACGCCTTCTGAGTCTCCTCATCCATTCGTAGTTTCCTTTCCTTGTTTTCCTGCGCCGAGGCTTCGGCATCAGGCTTGCCCTCCCGGTTCCGGGAGTAAGTCGCTTTCATCGCCTCCGTCAGTTTGCCGCGCGCCCCGGGGGCGATCACGACATCGACGCTGGCGTAGGGGTCCTCGGGGTTGAACCAGTCAACGATGAACTCCCCGGTCTCCTCGTCCTCGTAGCCCGATCCCTCGATGTAGATCGACAGGCCCAACTTGTCGCGGTAGCGCTCCAACTTGTCCCTGTACTCGGGGTCCGGCAGGTAGTTCGCGAAAACTGCACGCTTCCCGGTCTTGTCGAAGTCCACCCAGGTCTCACCTACGACCTGGCCAGCCAGCATGGTGAAGTCCCGGGTCTCGGGGCCTTCGTACCACATCGGGTGGTTCTTGAACGACAGGACGCCATCGAAAGCGTGGTGGTGGTTCTCCAGGAGTTCAGCCGGGTAGGTTCCGGACGACCCCTTGCCTTCGGAGATCAACTTGACGACCCACGTACCGTCATCGGACGCGGATTCGCTTACGAGGCTCGCCGCCTCGAACAGGTGCTTAGTGGTCGTCGTGCTCATGTCTTATTCCATCTTATCACGATGGAAAGTAGTTACGAACGTACGGCTTCCATCCGCTCCACAAGGGAGGTAAGTTCTCGCAGGAAGTCCTCATTCTGCATCCGCTGAAGAAGGCTCTCAGTGGTCTGCGTGTCCGTGCGCTGGTCGTTCGCCAGCGAGGAGTCCGTGCCGCCCGTCCCGTTGGACTTGCCCTGGTCCGGGCTGGCCTGCACCTTCGCCGTCGCTGTGCGCGTCTTCAGGATCTCCGGCACGTCGTTCGGGTCCCCCGGGATGTCCAGAAGGTCGAGCACCTTGCCCCGGTACTCCTCGTCGTTCAGAGCGTCGGAGAGCAACTTGAGTCCCTGCGCCTCGCGGTACGGGTCCAGGTCCTCCAGCGACTCGAACCAGACACGCGGAACGTCCATGCCCAGGACCTCGAAGACGCTCTGGAAGATCTCCACCCACGCCCCCTGCATGATCCGCATCGCGTTCTTGGTGGACGGGGAGAGCGTCTGGGCGGCGCCGTACGAGGATCCCGCCGCAGAGGAGTCCGCCAGGAGTTCGATGTTCGGGACGTTGAGCGCTGTCGCCGCCATCGCCGCAACCGGGCGGGCCGTCGCGAAGTCGTAGCCCTTGCCCGCGTGCTGGAACGCCGCGATGTCCTGGCCCTCGACCATGCTCGCCGCGTTGCCGAACCCGGACATGCCCGCGATCTTGACCGCCGCGTTCTGGGCACCGGTCTTGGTCTTAGAGATGACCTTGTAGAGAATCTTCGCCAGGGACTCGTTCACCACGCGACCGTACTGGATGATCTCCTCGTACGCCGCGATCCACGGCATAGCCGCAACGGCGTCCGGGATGCCCAGCGGCCAGCCCACCTGCCGGTTGAACCGACCGTCCACGATGATCGTGTCCGGGTTGATGGCGATGGTGTCGCCGTTCTGGGTGAAGGACTTCTGCTTGGGGCCGGTGTACGCCTTGGTGTAGTACCAGCGCTTGATCTCCTTGGAGTCCTTGCGGTCCTGGGGGTTCCACTTCCGCAGGTACGCCCAGACCTCCTCGGGGTACTCCGGGTTCACGCGCAGGGAGACGATCTGGTTGAACGGGATGCGGCGAACTTCCTTCTTCGAGGTGTCGCAGGCCAGGAGGATGTTGCCGTCCGCGTACCGGGCCTTCTGAAGTTCCTCGCGAGCCGTCGTGGACAGGAGGTTCTGCTGGTTGACCGGGTTGGAACAGAATGTCTCGATGGCTGTCGGGCGACCTCGCTTGCCGGAGCGCTCCGAACCCTCGATGTTGACGCCCTTGCTCCAGACGTACCCGGTGTGCAGGTCCACGCCGCGCTTGGCGAGGCCGTCTCCGACCACCTGCGGGCGGATGACGTTGGAGATCTCCTGGACCTCATCCAGGTCGAGTCCCTCCAGGCGATCCCCGCTGGAGATGTCCCCGATCAGGGTCCAGCCCCGGTCCTCCAACTTAATCATCGCCCGAACCTCGTCCAGCGACTCCCGCAGGCTGGCATTCTCGCCGCGAAGGGCGGTCAGTTCGCTGAGTACCTGCTCGCTGGGGAGCACCGTCCGGGGCTTAGCGTCCTCCTGGAGAGCCTCGTACGTCGCGGCGTCCCAATCAACCATGTGCTAAATACCCTTTATTCGGCGAAAGTCTTCTCTGTCCATTCTACCAGGGTCGTCGTGAGAAGCCTTTGAAGCGGAGAGGCTGGAGTTCGTCCACGTAGTCGTGCAGACCGATGTCGAGCACCTCTTCCGGCTCCTTCGCGATCACCGAACCCACCGGGAGGTGGTTGTACGGGTTGCCCAGCCACGGACTCATGTCACACGCGGCCATGATGACCGCATCGAGACGGTCCGGGGAGCCGCCCATCTCGTTCTTCATCTCGTCCTTGGGCGTGATCTGGATGCCACCTCGGTTCGTGAACTTGAACGTGACGATGTTCAACTGCTCGCGGAGTTCGTCGTCATCGTAGTCGAGGTCGATCTCCCCGTTGGCCATCTGGGTCCGGAGCGAATCGTGTGCGTACGAGCGCATCCGGTCCCACTGCTTGATGTCCGGGGAGGACGTGCCGTTGTCGAAGCCGACCAGTATGTACGTCTTGTTCTGGAACTCCTCCAGGCGGTCGAGCATGTCGTAAACCGGGCCACCGACACCGCCCACGTCGATCCGGACCTCTGCGGCACCGTGCTCGTTCGCGAACTTGTGGATCCGGCGTGCCGAGTCCACCGTGTCACACTTCGCCCAGGTCTCCTCCACCCGGACGCGACCTCCGCGGTTGGAGGCGATCACGGACTCATCGAGACCCCAGCGGGCGATGTCCACCCCGAGGATAAGCGGTTGGCTCATATCCTCGGGAATATCAGTGTCGTAGGCGCGGTTGATGACCGCCGTCGAGAAGAAGCCGTTGCCGCCGTCCTCGGGGAACTCGCCCATGACCTTCGAGCGGAACCGGGCGTCCTTCTCGCCCCAGATTCGCCTCTTGTGCTCCACCCAGTCCTTCTGCGTGAGCGCCTTCATCATGCGCTCCTGCATCACCGGGTCTTCGGGATAGACGATCTCACCCGTGAATGTCGGCAGTTCCAGCGAGGAGATGGAGAACCGGTTGAACTCGCCGTCGTACTTCTTCTCAGTGAAGATGCGGTGCCACTCGGTGCCCACGTCGTCGGGGTTCCCGATGGCGATCAGGCGCGCATCCGCACCGGTCAGGACGGCCTCAGCCGCCGTCCACATACCCTTGGAGAGACCCCCGGCCTCATCGAAGAACACGTACGTCATGCCGTACTCGGATCGGACACCCTGGAAGACGTTGACTTCCTTGCCCGATGGCGGCTTCTTGCCGTACGCGATGAAGATCTTGCCCTCGGGACCCGGGGCGTGCCACTCCAGGTCCTCGTTGATGATGCCCGGGATGATGAACCCGCGCTCTGCCGCCCGGGCCTTCGCGGACTTCACGTACTTGAAGACGGACTTCTCGATCTGGTCGAGCGACGGTGCCGAGACGATGGAGATGGTCTGGCCGAGGTCGAACACCGCGCCGGTCCACAGCACCATGTTCGCGACCTCATGCGACTTCGAGGTACCGTTCGAGGACTTGATCGCCGTGCGCGGGATCTCCCCGAACAGGGCCGTCTCACAGATGGTGTTCATCTTCTCGTACGAGCGGTAGCCGAGCACGTCGGCGCGCCACGCCACGAAGTCGTTCTGGTACAGGTTCTGAAGGCGGCGGTTGGTCATCTCCCCCATCGCCGCCGCGACGACTCCGCCGAGGTTCATGCCGTGAGCGCGTCCCTCATGCGCGCGGCCTTCTGCATGTTGGCATCGAAAATCGCGTACACCTCGTCACGCTCCAGGTCGTACTTCTCGACCAGTTCGTCCACCGAGATCTCCACGACCTCCCGGATGAGGTTGACGAGTTCACGGACCCGGAGGGCGTTCAAGTGATCGACCTTCTCCTGGTCCTTGTCGTCGGCCCGGTTCAGTTCGACCAGCACGGCCTTCATCGCCGCGATGCTGGAGTTCATCAGACCGGCCTTGAACTCGAACGGTGCCTCGTCGTAGTCCTCCTGCGTGCGCCGGGCGATGTCCTTCAGGTCGATGAGCAACTTCTGCCGGGTCTGCTGGATGGTGAGGTCGTCCACGCCCTCGATCAGTTCCTTGCGACGCCGGAGGACCTCCTCGGGCTTCATGCCGAGTTCCTTCGCGACCTCCCGGGCGCTCTTGATGCCCGCGCTCGCCCAGAGGATCCGGTCGATCCGTTCGTCGGTCGTGGCTACAGTTCCCTCGCTCATATGTACCATTCTATCAAGAAGAACCCCCCGGGTGCCGGATGGGCGTCCCAGGGGGTTCTATTGGAAGGAGGTACTTCTATCGTATCACACGAAGATGCTGAACTCGATGTCCTGCTCGAACAGGTAGACGTAGCGCTCGAATAGGGTCACGGTCGCCTCCCCGGTCTCGGGGTCGAAGTCCTCGGCCCAGCCCACCTCCGTCCGGGTCCCATCCGAACCGGTGACGTAGACGGGGGCTCGCTCCTGGACCGTCACGGTCACTTCCTGCGGCTCAGCCATTCCACACCTCGGTCTTCACCGTGTCATCGTAGGCCACAACACCGCACCACACCGGCCCCACGGGAGTGTTCGGGGTCCACCGGGCCGGAGGTGGAGTAAGGGCGGGCTGGTTCAGGTACGGGAGGATCTTCCGCAGAACCGCGTCCGCGACCCGCTCGACCTCGCCCTCAGACAACTGCCACCCGGACTCTCGGAAATCGGCCACCTGGTTGACGGCCCGCTGGATCAGGTCCCGGTCGTACTCATTCAGTTCCACGGTAACCCGGGAGGTGATGACCCCTGCCCCCGCCATGTCAGTCCCCCTCCTCTGCGTAGAGCGCGTCCGCCACGCTCCACAGCCGGGCCAGGTGGCCCTGCTCCTGAACGACCACCCCGGGTGCCTCACGGGCAAACCACTGATAGGTGTCGTAGATCTCCTTCTCGACCTGCGCCAGATCCATTGCTCCGCTCATCGGTCCCCCACTTCCTCGTACGTACGGCCAGACTCCAGAATCAGCCGCTTCAGCCACTCCTGGTGGACAGTTGCGAATCCGTCCACCTCGACCGCGATGATCCCCTCCAGTCCGCCCTCATGCGTGACTTCCAGGAACTTCCGACTCTTACTCACCCTTGCTTGCCGCCTTCACCAGTTTGCTCGCCTTCGCGGTCCGGACATCCATGTTCGTGTAGACATCCAGTATACCCGCAACCTGCACCGCCTCCGTCAGGCTCGCCCCGCCGAGGAACGCTCCCATCGCGAAACTCGACCCCGAGCCGACACCGTACAGGCCCAGCGCGTCCTCCACGAACGAGAGGTCCGAGCCGAGGTAGCCGATCACGTCATCCACCGCGATGATGGTGCTGGACTCGGTGTTCGCCTGTCCGTTCTCCATGTACGCCGCGTCCACGCGCTTCATCTCCGAGATGATAGCAGGGACCAACTTCGTGATGATCCACTTCCGGGTGTCGCCGTCCGCCTTGGTCCGCTTCGGGACCTTCATGTACTGGAGCACGTCCGCCGTCCGGACCGTGCCCGAGACGCCGAACACGACTCCGCCGTTGACGAACACCTTGTCACCACCGTTGATCGCCTTGTGGCCCGCCGTCGTCTGCGTGTCCCACGCGAAGTGGATCTTCCCCTTGTCGGTCTTCGCCGCCAGAATCGTCGTCATGCATTCTCCTTCTCTGCGTCCTCGATGGCCCAGTCCAGGTACCGTCGTGCCTTCTTCAGGTCTTCGAGTCTATCGCCCTTGCGACCCGCTCGGGCCACGTACTTCACGACGTTCCCCTCCAGGAAACCGAGGTGCCGGGTGAGGTCGATGACCTCCGCGCCCCCGAACTTGTAGTGGTCCGGATCGACTGCGCTCACCTCGAACTTCTTCAGGGCCTGCTCGAACTCCTCTGACCAGCCGGGGCTGATCCCCAGTTGCTCCCCTAGGCTCACCCTCTCCCACTCGTACCCGGGGATGTGCTCGGAAGGGTCGTGCGCGTACTGGATGACTCCCGCCTCGCCCGCCCACACGCCCGCCTCGTTCACCTCTGTCACGGTCACTACTGTACCCGCAGGGGGGTAGTCGCCCTCACCCCAGTTCTCTCCGGTCAGGCGCACCTTGTCACCCACGCGCAATGTCTCAGCCATTCGCCGCCTCCTTCGCCTCGTTCACATGCTCCTCCGCGTGATCGTACGCCGCCACGTCCGCGACGTTCTGGCTGGGGGCGGTCGTCACGTAGCCGCACCCCGCGCACTCCACCCGGTACTCGTACGAGTTGTGATCTACCGTGATGAATGCGTCCTGGAACGCCTCCGGAGTCTCGTAGGCCGCGGGGATCTTAACACCCGATTCCTTATCGGATTCCTCGCGTACGAAAAAGTCCCCGAGTTCGTACCGAACGGCGTCCGCGATGTCCCTCAGCGAGTCCGGAGCCAGGCGAACCCCCCGATCCTGAGCCGCGCTCGTCGCCCGGTGCAGTTCCGCCTTCAGTTGCGCGATCTCCTCCGCCTGCTCCCGCAGGATGGCCTCGAACGTGTCCCGCTCGATCTGGAGCGCGGTAACCCCCGCGACGTACTTGCGGAGAGCCTGCTTCGCCTTGGTACTCGTGTCGCCGTTGTACGAGGCGATACCCGACGCAATCTCCTCGACATCCAGGTAGAGGTCAGTCATCCGAGTCCCCCCACTTCTCGTGCAGGTGCAGGACGAACCCGCTGTCCAGGAAGGTGCCGAGGTACCACTGCTTGTAGGACTCCTCGTCCGACACCTCCTCCCCGGTCATCCGGGCGATGAAGTGAACGTCCTCGCGCTCGCTGTCCGGGACCACCTCCCACCACATCGAGAGTTCCCCGAGCGCATCATGGTCCACCGTGAGCAGAACCCGGTCCACGGGCATGTCCAGCGTGAACTCCCGCTCCCTCGGCACCGGGTACTTCCAGATCGCCTTGCTCATGCCTCCGCCTTCCTCTCTCGCGCCTCGCGCAGTCGCCGCGTGGCCGCCTCTCGCTGTTCCGGGGTCATCTCCCGCTTCTTGGGCTTAAAGCCCCGCATCGGGTTGAAATGCTCCTTGGGTACGACCGCCTCGATGCTCTCCCCGTCGTTTTTAACAACGGTTGTGAACTGATTCCCGGCGATCTTCCGAATATGGGCCGGAACGGTGCTGTAGATTCGCACCACTTCGTCCGTACGGCCCCACACGACGACCGTCTCCTGCTCGTCCAGTTTCATAGGCCCCTCCTTCCTCTCTCGTTCAAGCCTACACCCCGTTTCAGGCGATCTTGGCGAAAAAGGCTGGGAAAAGCCTGGGAATCAGGCGGGTTCGGTGTCCTCGTCCGGCAGATCCAGAAGTTCCTCGATCTCCGCAGGCGGCAGAGGCGGAGGCGGCGGCAGTTGGTTGAGGATGTGGTCGCGCAGTTCCCGCACGTACTGGATCATCAACTTCTCGCGCCGGTTCGACCGCTTGGCGTGCTCGCGAAGGTTCCGGATCGTGTGCTCATGGGCGTCGATGGTGTTCGCCTGGTTCTGGATCTCCTCCTCCTGCGCACGCACCACCGCCCGCAGTTCGATGAACCTCTGATCCGCCGAGTCGAGCCGCTCCTCCAACTTCTCGACGTACGTCGCCATCTTCGCGTCGATGCGCTGGTCCATCGCCGTCTTCGCATCCGACTTCGTCTTGCCCCGGGTCCCCACGAACGCCAGAATCGCGGCGAGAACCGAAGCGACCGCGGCGATCACCCCGATAACAGCCTGGGCGTCCACTACGCCCCCTCAGCGGATCGAGCGTCGGCTTGGCGGACGGCGCGGCGCTCCTTTATCTCCTCCCCTAGAAGATTCAACCGGAACAGAGGAAGGGGGAGCGAGAAAGCAAGCACGAGCACCACGAAATGATTCGGATCCGGGTTCGGGGAGTACAACAGAATGCACGCCGCGTACGCCGCAATCATACCGACAAGGACGACTTTGCCCACCAACTCCAACCTCCACAGCCGAGGGAAGGCCACCGAGACCAGACACAGCGAAGCCACCACGGTGAAGGTCGCCCCGGCGCCATCCACGAAATCCCCCGGGAAGATCCGGTTCAGCAGAGGTGACCCCACCAGAGCGGCCTCCACCCCCGCCCAGATCGCAAGGAAGTCGTAGACCGGGAGCCAGATGCGCTTCAGGTTCCGGTACTTGAACTCTTCTGGCGGGATCGACTCCGGGTGCCAGATCGAGAGCGCCGCGAGCATGTGGACTACGGCAATGAAGCGAGTCCAGATGGATCGGAGCGCGGTTGGGGACATACTTCCAGTTTACCACCGAGGCCCTATGCGGAATTCTGCGAAAGTGAAAAATTTTGGTAGCGGAGCCGCTCTCCATCGGATTTTGGGGGAGCAACCTAGGTGCGGTACTACCCCATCGTACTCTCGCCCCCCGCGCGCGGTCAAATCTGAGAACTTTTCTGTTACACAATCGTTATGTTCTGCGGCGTGCAGAGGTAGCGGTGAGCGCCCCCGGGGAGTAGACTTAGGGGACCGACACGGAGAGAGGAACACCATGTTTACCCAGATCATCGAGACCATTGCCCGCCCGCTTTTCGCGCGTGAGCGTGCTCGCCGCGCCGCCCGCTACGCTGAGGGCATCGCGCGTGCTGAGGCGATCCGTAGCACGGTCCGCCGCCCGGCTCCTGGGTTCTACACTCGCACCCGCTGACCCGCGGACCCCTCACCCCCCTACCCACCTATCGACCTAGACTGGAGACAAGCCATGCTCACCATCACCCCCGCCGAGATCTCTGCCGCGTACGATGACGGCGCCGTCATCCGCATCACTCGCCCCGTCATGGGGGAGCCTCACACCTTTACCGCCCGACTCATCAGCACGGACGGCCAAAGCCGCGCCTACTTCACGACGGACGGCGAGTGGTACGACACTGCCGAGGATGGTGAGTGGAGTCACGCCGACATCGACACCGCCATTGCTCACGTACGCGAGGAGCGCGCCGCCATCCTCGCGGAGGCGGAGGCCGAGGGTCTGGCCGAGACTTTCCGCTACCGTTCGTTCTCCAGCGCCGCCCGCATGCGTGACCACCTCACCGCACTCCGCGCCGCGCGTGACTACGCCCCCGCAGTAGGCGACGGCATGACCGCTGTTTACCCGCAGGACCGCTATCCCTACGTAATCACCCGCGTGAGTCCCTCAGGGAAAACGGTGTGGGTAAAGCCGCTCCAGACTGTGGACCTCAGCACGGGACACGCGCCCGCCCGCTACGTAGGCGAGTGGCCGGTATGGGATCACGCCTACACTGAGGAGGAGCGCGCCGCGTACGTCATCGAGGACGCCCCGGAAACGCGCGTCAACCGGTCCCGCGACGGACTGTCATGGACCGCGCAGGGGGTCGGGTATCAGGCTGGTATCGCCCGACTCCTCCGGAACTACTCGCACTAGTCCCAGTCTCTCCGGTCTCTCGCCGCGTACAGGGTGAGGGACCGGGGGGAGTGGAACTAGATTCCGCTACAACACAGAGGAGAGAGAGAATGGCAGTCTCGAAGATTCGCATGATGAACGGCAAACTTGCATTCCGCTATGTCTGCAACGAGCACGGATATGTTGTCGTCCGTAAGTCGCTGGCCGCTATCGACGCCGCCGAGCGCTTGCACCGTAACGTGTCCCACAGCGGCAATACGCCGATTGTCGCCCGCTAACAGAGGAGAGAGAGAGAATGACCATGACACGCGCCTACGCGGACACATTCCCCCGCCGACAGGCATACAGCGGCCAGACATACGACGGGCGCCAGATCATCGGCTTCGAGGGATATGAGGCCGTACAGCAACGCGATGGATCGTGGACCCTCATCGCCACGCCGGGCGGTCACGACGCCGCGCGCCAGGGCAACTGGGATACCGTCGCGCAACTCGCACAGATTGGAGCCTGACACCATGACTACCTACAACCCTATCGCCGCGCGAGACATCCGCGTACAGGATACGTCCGGGCGTGAGGCATGGGCCGCTATCGCGCGTACCGTTCTACCGTCCACTCTCGCCGCGTCCGACATCGTAGACAAGTCGGGGCCTATGGGGTCCGATTCGACGTTCAAGAGCCGCTACGCGCGTACGGAATCGGGCGGGGGATCTCAGCCGCGCGGGGAGTCGCTGGATGACGGTCCCCTCTACTGGCCGTCATGCGGACACTTCAGTGAGACATACGCGCACGGTCCCCAGTGTCCGGCCAACCGGGCCTACGCGGGCGGAGGGGAGTGAGTTGCGACGGTCCAGCATCGTTGCTATCATGTCTCTCGTCGCGTTCTCCGCGATTCTGTACCTTCACCTAGTCACCTCCCAGATTGGACTCTGAAAATGCTCTTCTCGTTCTACGTAGGCACCACTCCGGCACATCACGCTCACACTGACGTGGAGCGGGTCCGCACGGCACTCCCCCGCCGTATCGGGGATTACTCACTGTTCAACGTCCGCGAGGAGTGGGGAGTCTGGGAGGGTGAGGTTGAACCCGTCGCCGTCATCCGGGCGGACATCCCGAACGATGCGACCGCACAGCGAATCGCCTACGCAATGGCGGCCATCACTGGGAATGCGGCTATCCTGGTGTCTCGGCAGGCGACCCCGTATGAAGGGGATTCCTCTATGGCCAGCACGGCGCGCTTTCGAGTCTCCACAGAATGGAGGGTAACAGGGAACCGGACGATTGCCAGTCTCGCCCCGCAGACCCCGGGGGGGGACGGTCACCCTCAGGGCTGGAGTTTCGTGCCTGATGTCAAGGGTCCGGACGTAGCCTATCTGGTCACGTCCGACGCCACGGTGGAACCGGTCCGCTAGTGCCAGCCTCTCGCCTCTCTGGAGTTTCCCAGGGGGGCGGGGGAGTGGCCCTAAAATGGGGACACCTAAGAGAGGAAACGATAATGAATCTGCACGTTACGGACCGGACGCGAGAGACGATCCTGGACACACTCACCCTGGACGAGGACGACATCATTCAGGCCGCCCACGATGCCCTAACTCAGCCCTCAGACTCCGCCTGGAGAGACGAGGATATGTGGACGACTCATACTCTCATGTTTGCCACTCCGGACCCGGACCTAACGGACGAATACACTATCGGCCACTCGAACTATCGGAGTGTTCTCCGCGACGCTATCGACGCCTACCCTGAGGACGTGGAGGCGGCATCGTTCGGACACTGGACCTATTCGCGATTCGTCGCTATCAAGGTGCGAGTGTGCACGGATGATGGGGAGATCACCCCGGCATACGCGGACCTCTACAGCATCAGCCTAGGGCTGGAGAATGACTATCCCCTCTACGACGAGCAGGACTATTCCGAATTGGAGTGGCAGATCTGGGAGAGGGGAGTGGACTCCACACTGTCCGACTCTGTGGCCAGTGAGGCGCTGGAGGCCGTCGCGGACCGCTACCGGGCGGACTGGGAAACGGACTTCCGCGAGTTCCTCTCCGAGCACCATTTCAACATCGAGGGCTGGATCTCCGACGAGGCCGCTATGGAGGCCGTCGAATACGCCAACTCGCGAGCCGGAGTGAACGTATCCATCCCTGACTCCCCCCTGTTCTAGGCGATAGCCTCTCCCCTACGGAATGTTTACGGGTCCGTAGGGGGGAGAGTGTCACCTAGGCACTAATCACAACGAGAGGAATCATCATGTCTCGCAAGCACTATTCAGACATTCGCCGCGACCTTCACCGTGACCGCCGCGAGGCTAAGAGGATCCGCGACGCCGAGCGACGGATCGCCCGCTACCGTAAGGGTCTGGAGACTGGCCGACTGTCCCTCCCCTGACCACCTATCGCGACTGACCCCCTGGGATCCCCCGGGGGGTCTTCGTCTGTCCGGGCGCTATACGCCTCTGTGACGCGACAGAATCGGCCTGGAGGTATCACCCTACCTAGTCGCCCCGATAGGCCCTCAGAAACGATCCTGTGGCCTCTCAGCCCTATGTCAATGCGGGGGAGGGTCCCCCCTCTTGCGACCCGGCGCTGATGACCCCGCACCGTCGCTAGGTTCCGCCGACGGGACGCGCTCCAGCCCGATAGCCGAGTCCGCCCGTTTTCACACTCCGGTGCTAAGAAAATGCGAAAACCCCGGAATTACGCGGAACCCATGAAGCGCCCCCCCTTACACTCTCAACTAACACATAGAACAATAATACTAATAGAAAGAATGATTGAGTTATAAAGTATTCGCGTTATAAGGGGGTCCCCCCTCATGCGATCCCAGTATTTTCAAGGGTTGTACCGGGTCCAACAACTCCCAGACCTCCCAAATCCACCCCGGATCGTCCCCATTTTCCCCCCGCTAGCCTGCTACACTCAAGCCCGCGCAGGCTGGAAAAAAATAGTTTGCTAACACTCCCACGTTAGAGATAGTCTGAGAGTTACCTGAAAGAATCACTCCAACTAGGGATCACCCATGATTGAGTGATAGAGTGAGATCACCGACAACCGAGGAGGACGATTGACCGACTACACATACGAAGTGGCCGCACTGGTGGACGCGCGTTTCCGCATGTCTCAGGCCAAGAAACAGATCAAGGCCGAGGAGGAGCACAAGGCGCTCCAGGCGGCGAAGATCCGCATTGCCGAGCGCACCGAGGAAGTGGAAGCCGCATTTGCCCGAGAACTGGCGAAGGCGGTGGACTCCGGGATTCCTCAGGCGGTCATCCGCCGAGAAGTGCTCCGCACAAATTCGTGGGACCGCTGGGTGTACTGGCGGGATCTCGCCAAAATCGAGCCGGAGCGCGTGAAAATCGCGAGCCGCAAAAATGCTGAGGCCGCGAAGGCATCCGGGGTCGAGTGGGCGGAGGATTACTCCACGCTCACGTTCACGAAGAACTCACGCGGCGAGGACATCAGGCCCATTGTCTACGACATGAGTACCCTGCGCCGGACCGCTAAGGGCAACTGGTGGCCGGATCCCGTGGGGTCCAACGGGGATCTGACGGAGGAGGAGCGGGAGGCCATGCGGGACGATAACGGCTACCTGAAAATGCTGGATGCCGAGATTCAGCGCCGGATTGATGACGGTTCGATCCTGGATCCGGAGGCCGAAAATGGCTGAGTGGCGCCAGGTGAGGACGGTGATGCCCGACCCAAAAAGCGTGCTCGGCGGGGCTATCAACAACTTCCCCGAGCGTCCGCGCTGGGGGGAGCAGGAGGTGAAGCGGCAGGCTCTCGTGGAGCACCGAGACCTCATCGCCTCAGGTGCGCGCGTGGAGGTCATCGTGCCTGAGTACGGGCGGGTCCGCTTCCACTTCTCCCCGAGCGAGTTCTACAGCCAGCCCGGGGCGCATGACGGCGAGTTCATCCCGGGCTAGGCCGTTCTCGCGGCCCCGGAGGTCGTAACAAATCTGTTACAAATCAGGGCTTGACAAATGCCCCGAGACGTGGCAGACTAGTAGTAACGAATCCGAGAGAGGGGTCGGAAATGGCTATCACCCGATGCACGGCTACGCACCCGGAAAACGGGGAGCGGTGCGAGGCGTACGCGACGAAGAACCACCTGGCCAAGGGAGAGCACTTCCTGACCCGCCAGGGCGAGAACCGGGATCGGTACGTGGCGTTCCGTTCGTAACAAATCTGTTACCTGCCGGTTCGCTCCAGGGCTTGACAACCTGGGGCGTTCCGGGAGAGAATAGACACATCACCCCAACGAGAAGGAGAGTTCTGATGGACAAGACACTTAAGACCCCTGAGGAGATCGCGCGAGAGACTCTCGGTGCGGATGCCCTCGCCGGAATCGGCTATGAGCACTACGTGCCGTACATGGTTGCCGCGATCAACGCCGACCGCGCACAGCGGAAAGAGGTGCTCTGATGTCTCACACACTGCTGGACGGTTCGGACGACGTTTTCGACTCGCGCGACGTGCTGGAGTTGATCGCGGACCTGGAGAACCGGGAGGCCGAACTGCGCTACGCCTGGCACGACTTCGAGCAGGACGAAAGCACCGACCAGATTGCCGACAAGGAGATCCTGACGATCACTGACGACGGCGAAGAAATGGCGGTCATTGTCCACCGGAACGTGCCGACGCTCGACAATGAGCGGATGAAGGACGCAAAGCGCGAGAGCGCACAACTCATCGTGGATGCTCTCAACGCTTACGGGAAGGAGGCGAAGACGCTGGAGGCCCTGCGGAGCCTGCGGGACGACTTCGACGCGCGGGACTTCGAGGACGGAATGACGTTCATCGCGGACCGGTACTTCACGGAGTACGTGGAGGAACTGGTCTCGGAGATCGGAGACCTTCCCCGCGAGGTTCCGGGGTACATCGTCATTGACTGGGATGCGACGGCGGACAACATCCGACAGGACTACGCCGACGTGGAGTTCTTCGGCACGACGTACTGGGTGCGTGCCTGATGGGCCGCTCGGTGATGACGCTCTCGGACGCCACGGCGGTCGCCTACACGCGGCACGAGCCGGACGAGGACTACTACCGCGAGGGCTACCGCGAGTATGTGGAGGAGGGCTGGCTGGACCCGGAGGCGGACGACTTCGAGGACTGGATGTGGGACCGGTGGAACACCTGGGACTCGGAGTCGGAGTGGCAGAATTACCTGCTGACCCTCCGGGAGGACGTGATGAGGCGGTTTCCGTCGTTCAACGAGGCCGACGAGTGGATCGACCAAGAGATCCACGTCATCGCTCAGAATGAGCACAGCATCGTCGCGGTGGCCGAGTTCGGCGGTACCGTGGCGGTGATGCTGGCACCGCGCTACGACCGGGACACGTACTGGCGCGACCCGGAGCCGACGGGAGGGCTGGGCGAGACCTGGCGGAAGCAGATCTCTGAAAAGTTCTTGACTTTGTTCGGGGACATGCGTAAAATCGGTACTGCAAGCAACGGTGAAGCATTCTTCGAGAGGAGCAACTGACATGGCACGAGTGAAGTGGACTACGACGGTGGAAGTCACGTACGAGGAGGAGGTCCCGGACGCCGAACTGTATCTGATGATCGACCAGGGGACGTACGCCGACGACCTGGCGGACCACGAGGCGGATGTCCGCGCGATCTCCTACGAGGTGCCCGAGCGCACCATCATCGACATCGAGTGGGGGAACTGACATGGCCGAGATCACACGAGAGACGTTCACGGCGGCGATGGAGGCGGCAGTAGCGGAGCGTGGCGCGGACTGGACCTACCCCGAGCCGACGCCGAAGACGCCCGGGTATGCGGGATTCCAGGCGGATGACTGGCACTCGGGTAACTGGGGGGCGTGCGTCTACTCGACTCCGGACGGGACGCCTGCCTGCATCATCGGACTCGCCCTGCACAAGATCGACCCGGCGCTGGTCCCCGAGTGGGACACGGTTGCTCCGGCGACCTCCGTTCTCCGTGACGCAGGGGTGACGGACTACCTCCTCCGGGTGGCGGCACGCGCGGCGCAGAGGGAGCAGGATAGCGGGAAGACCTGGGGCGAGGCGCTGGCGGTGTACCGGCACGTACTCCAGACCGGTGAGGAGGAGGAGGCATGACCATGTACGCGAGCAAGACACCCCGCGACCTCAACCACGACCCGCTGCCCTGGCTCTACGCGAGTCCGGGCTACACCGCCCGATACGGGCATGCGTCGCCGGGTCATCCCTATGCAAGCCAAGCGCTCTGCGACCCCCGCCCC